GCGGAGCTGCTGGAGCGCGAGGGGGTGGCCAACAATGCTTGATCTGTCCGGAGTGCTGGCCCCCAAGGAGGGGCGCGGAATCGAGGCCATCACCCAGGAGATCCTGGACGCCAAGCGCCGGGGCGGGGAGGCCATCCTCACCATCGGCCGGTGCCTGACCGAGGCCAAGCAGGCCATCCCCCATGGGGAATGGCTCCCCTGGCTCAATGAGCGGGTGGAGTTTTCGGAGCGGACGGCCCGCCGTTTTATGAAACTCTACCGGGAGTGTTCAAATCGGCCAGCGTTGGCCGATTTGGGAGCATCGAAGGCATTGATGCTCCTGGCCCTGCCGGACAGTGAGCGGGACCAATTTGTGGAGGATCACAACGTCATCGACATGAGCGCCCGCCAGCTTGAGCAGGCTATCAAGGACCGGGACGAGGCCCGGAAGGCCGCCGAGACCGCCCAGGCCGAGGCGTCAGCGGCGGAGCAGGCCCGGGCCAAGATGGAAGAGGACATGAAGCTGCTCAACGCCCGCTTGTCCGGGGCCCAGGAGGACCGGGAGCAGGCCGCCCAGGCTGTGGCCCGGCTGGAGGCACAGTTGGCCGAGCTGAAGGAGAAGCCGGTGGAGGTGGCCGTGGAGACTGTGGTGGACCCGAAGGCCATTGAGAAGGCACGGGCGGAGGCCGTGGCCGGGATGCAGGACAAACTGGACAAGGCCCGGGAGGCCAAGGCCAAAGCCGATGAACGGCGCAAGCAGGCGGAGGCCTCAGTGGAGATCCTGAAAAAGTCCATTGATGAGATGGAGCGGAAGGAGAAAAAGGCCGCCCTGGGGGCGGACAAGGATCTGGCCCAGTTCGAGGTGCTGTTTGACCAGACCAAAGAGACGGTCAACCGGATGCACGGGATCCTCCTCAAGGTGCGGAGCCGGGATGAGGACGCCGCCGGCCGGCTGAGCAAGGCCCTGGCAGCCCTGGCCGAGGCGGTGAGGAGGTGTGCGGAATGAGCAGCTGGTATGAGCAGGCAGAGGCTAAGCTGAAGGCTGAGTACAGCCAGGTCAAGGGGCAGAAGGAGCAGGCCATGCGCTCTGCGGTGCGGGACGTCCTGCTGGAGTTCTGCCTCCAGGATGAAGAGTTTGCCCAAGCGGTGGCCCAGGGCGGTACGTTTGCGGCGTGTATGACCGCCGTGGCCAAGGGGGTGGGCGGTTCCATCTCCGACCTGGAGGCCTACCGCAGGGCGGCGGCCTTCTACTTTGACGGGGCTGAGGTCCAGTCTGTGGTGACCATCCGCCTCACCCCGGCGGGGCCGGAGCCGGACCGGGACGGGATCCTGCTGGATCTGTCCGACTTCTTCTGAGGGGGGCGGACAGGATGCGTTACACCGAACGAGAGCGCGAGATCCTGGACAGCTGGCCCACAGTGACAGCGCAGGACCTGACGGCCATGAACGACCTCTTTCCCCACTATCTATTTTTCAGCCGGTCGGGCGATCTGATGGGGTTGAGCGGGATCAATCTGTGGGCCTCCTGCTGTGGGCACAAGGAGGCCCGCCCCTACCTCACCCGGACCCAGGATCAGGAGCACTGGACCCTGATGGATCTGAGGCACAAGGACCGGCTGACCTGTCCCTGGTGCGGCCGGGAGGTGACGGCCATCGACCTGTCCAGGGCCAAGTGCCGGAAATCCCTGCGGCAGACGGAGCTGACGGTGCTCCTCCACGCCAAAGGAGACGCCCTCTATGCCGACGCCCTGGTGCTGTACAAGGACTACGCAGACGAGGCGGCGCTGACCGCGGGCCCCGTCGCCTGGTGCTCCAGCGGCTACCGGTTTGTCCAGGGCGAGGTGATGCAGGTGGACCATCAGTGGGACGACGAGCACCCCTGCATCACCTATGAGCGGGACAAGCTGGGGCGAAAAAAGCTGGTCCAGGAGCCGTTTAAGAGCGGCTCCATCTCCTGGTACTCGCACGGCTCTTACTCCATCCTCAATCAGCAGGCACTGAGGGGCCATCCCTTTTTCCGGTACTGCGGATTTTTTGACCGATGGCAGTACCGGCCCGGCGGGGCCCGGGGCTATGCGAAAAGATTCCGCGATCTGATCTCCTATCTCACCGCCTACTCCATCTACCCCAGGCAGATCGAGATGCTGTCCAAGGCGGAGTATTGGCAGCCCATCGCCGACCTGGTATGGAGCCGGAAGAAAAACGCCGGGGTCATGTGCTGGGAGGAGAGCGACCCCCGGAAGGCGTTCGGGGTGGACAAGCGGGAGCTGGCCTGGATCATGGGGGCCCATCCGCTCATGAAGGTGCTGGAGGTGCGGAACTATGTGCGTAGCCATTGGGACAAGACCTGGGACTTGGCGTTCTGCGTGGATTTTTGCAACCTGTGGGGCGGCCAGATGGACCCTATGGATGTTCTGCGTCTGGCCAAGCGGTACCGGCTGGACCCGGACCGGCTGCTGCGGTACTTTGACGGGGTCTTTGCCCAAAATGAGGACTATTACTGCACTCTGTTTGAGCTCTACCGGGATTACCTGGACGCGGCCTATGCCCTGGGCCGGTGCATGGAGCACAGCGCGGTGCTCTGGCCGGAGCAGCTGTATACCGCCCATGACATGGCGGTGGCAGAGCTGGCCGAGAAGCAGGCCCGGACAGAGCGGTCCCGCCGGGCGGCGTCTCTGAAGGAGCGGCGCCTGAAGTATGAGTTTGAGATGGACGGCCTGCGGATCGTATTCCCGGCCACAGCCGGGGCCATCCGACGGGAGGGCAAGGCCCTGGCCCACTGCGTAGGCGGCTACGCATCGCGGCACATGAGCGGGGTCTGCACCATCCTGTTTCTCCGGCGGGCGGACGATCCTCACACGCCCTATATCACCATTGAGATGGACGGCAACAAGATCCGGCAGATCCACGGCTACCACAACGACACCCTGGCGGGCAGCCCCAAGCCGCGGGAGGTACACAAGGACTTTTTGGCCGCCTGGCTCCGGTGGCTGCGGGCCGGGAGCCAGCGTAACGAGGACGGGACGCCCAAACTGCCCAAGCGAACAAAGAAGCAAAAGGAAGTGGCATGATGTTGAATCGAATCGTGATCATGGGCCGGCTGGGCCGGGACCCGGAGTTGCGATACACCCAGGCAGGCAAGCCGGTGGCCTCCTTCTCCCTGGCGGTGGACCGGGATTTCAAGGACAAGGCCAGCGGCGAGCGGGACACCGACTGGATCCCCGTGGTGGCCTGGGAGGCCCGGGCAAAATTTGTCCAGCAGTATTTCCACAAGGGCCAGATGGCCGTGGTGGAGGGCCGCCTTCAGATCCGCGACTGGACGGACAAGGATGGCGGCAAGCGCCGCAGCGCCGAGGTGATCGCCGACGGCATCTATTTTGCCGGGGCCAAGGCCGCCCCGCCCAGCGAGGGCAACGCCGACGAGGGGACGCTCCCACCCCCGCCGGCCGGGGACCTCCAGGACCTGGACGACGACGGCGAACTGCCGTTTTGAGCGCTATGATGACCTTATGCTGGAGCTGCCGCCGGGCCCTGGGGACCATGGGATGCCCCTGGTGCGAGTATGACGAGATAGAGCACCGGGTGCGGTTTGAGCCGGTCCCCGGCTGGACAGCCAAAAAACAGGTGCGGGCCCACGGGATGACCTCCTACACGGTGATCCGGTGCCCGCTGTACCTGGAGGACGAGGAGAGGGAGATCCAAAATGAAAATTGAAAATCTGATTGCCGCACTGAGGCGGCTGAAGGTGCAGACCGGCTCTCTGGCCTGCCTGGTCTGCGGGCTGGAGCATGACTGCGGGGTGCATGGCTGCCGGATCCTCCGGGAGGCGGCGGCAGAGCTGGAGGCGCTGAATACCCGAGTGCAGGAGCTAATGGAGTGCGAGGATTGTCTGCACTATGACGAGTTGGAGAAGTGCCCAGACTATGAGTACACACCATGCGAAGAATGTCTGGCGGATTGCTACTGTAAGGACTGCTATGGGGGGAGTAAGTGGGAATGGAAAGGGGCGGATCTGGATGCCTGAGCTGATCCCATGGGAGCCGGGGAAGATCGGACCCCGGATCCGGTTGGTGCGGGAGGCTCGCGGGCTCCGGATGGCCGATCTGGAAGCCTGGGTGGGGCTGTCCGCCGGAAACCTGTACCAGATCGAGCGGGGGGTGCATGACCCCCGGGTGGACACCCTGTTCCTGATCGCCCAGGCCCTGGAGGTGAGCGCGGACGAGCTGCTGGGGCTCGGAGCCAGGATAGGAGGATTGACGTGAGCTGGAAATCATATACGCACGTCACCATGTTTGACCGGCCATATCCGCCCGAAAAGCAGGCCGAGGGACTGGCGATCTCTCAGGCCATCGTCGGCGGGCATTGTGAGACCTGCGGATTTTTGTCGCAGTGCTCCACCCAAAAGGATTTTAGGTTCCCAGTGTTTGCCTGGTGTATGCGGCGGAAGGCGGAGATTATGGCTAGGATGGAGATGGACGCCGATGGATAATCTGCTGACGGATAAAGATCTGGACACCATCGCCCGGGCCCACCACCGCTGCGGTGAGATGGAGATCGAGCGGACGCTGGGGGCGCTGCGGGTGCGGGTGAGCACCTGCCCCGCCTCCCGGGCCTGGTCCGTGCCCTACCTGATCCGGCTGGAGCGGTGGCGGCCGGGGATGTACAGTACACAATATTTTGACAGCGCGGAGGCGCTGAGAGAGGAGTGGGAACGTGGCGCGATTGACCTATCAGGACGCTGACGGCAGCTGGGGGCTGCACGGCGTGAGCTGGGACCAGCTGGCTGCATTGCCGCCTAGGGTGTATGGTGCGTTGGTCAAACTGCGGGACCTGGAGGCCCGCATAGAGACGGAGACCGGGGATGCCCCGGCAGAGATAGAGGGAGGAGGCGAGACATCATGGATCCAGCAGAGATTTGTGCGAGTGATCTAACGCAGCAGGTGATGGTGATCCAGCTGCCACGAGGAGACCGGGCCGAGTCGGATCTGTCGGCGTACCGGGACTATGTGGTGGAGTCGCTGGCCCAGGGCGTGCTGGTCCTGGGCTCCGGAACCACCTGGGCGGTGGAGACCGTCCCAAGCCTGGGCGGGGTTCAGATCCAGCGGGATGCTGGAGTCCTCCGGGCCCACAGCGTCCCGGAGCCCAAGCCGGAGTCTCAGCCGCCACGGCCAAACCCGTGGCGGGAAAAGAAGGAGCCCCTGGACCGGCTCCAGCAGTACCGCCAGGCGGGCGGTCTGGGCTGTCTGGAGGCGGTGGCCAGCCGGTGCGGCGGAGATCTCACAGCGGACAAGCTGCGGGGCGTCCTCACCGGGGCCGAGAAGCTGCCCATTGAGCAGTGGCGGCTCATCCGCCGGGCCCTGGACCAGCTGGAGGAGGGTACGGATGAGTAAGATCCTGCGGAAGATCCAGAGCGGACGCCTGGTGTATGCGGTGGTATATACCGCACCAGTAGCAGGGGACAGCCCTCGGCAGCGGGCCCAGAAGCGGCAGGCCAGCACGGCGGCCCGGGAAAAGCTGAACGCCAGGACTTCATTCCAGAAGCTGGAGCGGACCCTGGCGGCCAACTTCGATGACGGGGACCTGTTCCTCACTCTCACCTATGATGACAAGCATCTGCCGGACGGCCGCGATGCGGCGGTCCGGCGGATCCGGTCCTTCTTGAGCCGGCTGCGCAAGGCGAGGAAAGAGCGGGGACATTTGCTTCACTACATCTATGTGACGGAGGGGTGCAATCCGGGAGGGCGGCTCCACCACCATGTGGTGCTCAACGCCACAGGGGATGACCTGGAGGAGATCCGGCGGTTGTGGATCTACGGGGACAACCTGGAACTGCGGCGGCTGACCTTTCACCGGGATCACACATACGAGGATCTGGCCAGCTACCTCACCAAGGAGCCCCGGGAGTGGGGCCACCCGCAGGTGGGAGAGCGGACCTGGACGCCATCTCTGGGGCTGGCCCATCCGGAGCCAGAGACTGAGACGGTGCCGGACTGTGTGACCCTGTCCGCCCCGCCGGAGGCAGATGTGCTCTCCCGGGAGGGGCCGGTGTCCAACGGCTATGGGGAGTTCGCCTGGATCAAATACCTCCTGCCCAGGGATCCATCCCGGAAACGGCGTCGTACCAGACGGAGACGGAAAAGAGAATAGGCTTTTCTATTCTTTTCAGTCTCGGGGGTAAGTATATTCTCTTGAAATTTCAATGGGAAGGGGCGAAAAAGATTGCAATCGAACGTGTGTTGTGGTAAACTAAGCATGAAGGACGGATGGGTGATCTGCCCAGTCTGCCGGAAGGGGAAGCTGCTGAAGCTCCTGCCGGACACAGCCGTCCGAAACCTGCCCGTGAAGTGCAAGCGCTGCGGACAGGAGACCGTTGTGAATATCGATGCGCCTGAGCCAGAGTCCACAGAGACCAGCGCCTGAGCCAATGATGACCCGATCAGTCGGGTGTCGTGGCTTGGGCGCTTTTTGTTTTGCCCGGAGGTGATAGCCCGTGGCCATGAAGCCGCTCAGGCCCTGCAGGCACCCAGGCTGCTCAGCCCTGACCCGGGAGGGCTACTGCCCAAAACACAAGCCAGCCAGGGCCCCGCGCCGGGCCTCGGCGGAATATCACAGCTGGTACAGCCTGCCCATCTGGACGGAGGACCTGCGACCGGCACAGCTGCTGCGGGAGCCGTTCTGCCGCGCCTGCGCCGCACAGTATCCGCCCGGAGATCCCAGGCACCGCACCAGGGCCACGGTGGTGGACCACATCGAGCCTCACCGGGGTAGCTGGGCCAGGTTCATCGACCCGGCCAACCACCAGAGCCTGTGCAAGCGCCATCACGACCAGAAAACGGCCCGGGAACAGGCCGCAGAACGGCGGAAAAAAGGCCGCTGATTTGGGCGGCCAACGCTCGGAAATGCTGGGACGCTTGGGCGCGGGCGTCTGGACGCGGACGTCCGGGGGCGCGCCCGGGGAGGCCGAAGGCCTCGAACCCTCTCCCCGGGGCAAGAAAGTTTTGACGGAAGGGGTCCAAGACCGTATGCAGCTAGAGGGAGGGGATTTTCTCCCCACGGGAAGGGGAAGGGCACGGGGTGGACGAATGGAGGAGCAGGAGCGTGGGAAGGAGGAGACGGAGATGCCGGGACCCAGGCAGAAATTGAGCGTGCTGGAGGCCAACGGCCGCAAGCACCTGAGCAAGGCCGAGAAGGCCGCACGGGCGGCCCGGGAGGTGGAGCTGCCCAAACCCGCCAAAATGCGGGTGCCCCGGTGGCTGCCGGAGCATCTGAAAGCCGACTTCCGGGCGCTGGCCAAGGAGCTGCTGGCGGCCGACATGGGAGCGGCCCAGCTGGACCGGGACACGGTGGGCCGCTATCTGGTGGCTCAGCACCAATTCACAGCGGCCTGCCGCATGGTGCAGGACGCCCTGGATCAGGAGGACCCGGACCTGGTGAACAAGTGGACCCGTGCACAGAAGGCCTATTTTGCGCAGGCCCGGGCCTGTGCCAACGACCTGGGGCTCACCATCACCAGCCGGTGCCGCCTGGTGGTGCCGGAGGGGGCGCAGAAACAGGAGGAGAACCCGTTCCTCCAGCTGATGGAGGCGAGACGGCGTGCCTGATCTGCTGACCCTGGCCCCGGGCGTGGAGGTGGTTCGGCCGGACGACGGCACCCGGCTGCGGTACAGCGAGGACGAGGTGGCGCTGGTGCGGGATTTTTTCTCCCTGCTGGTGTTCGGACAGAACGAGTGGGCGGGACAGCCCTTTGTCCTGTCTGCATGGGAGGAGGAGGCCATTCGGCAGTTCTACGGGGTCCAGGCCCAGGACGAGGACGGGGCCTGGAGCCGGTACCGGCGGTATCTCTATGAGGAGATCCCCAAGAAGAACGGCAAATCAGAGTTCGCCGCCGGTCTGGGCCTCTACCACCTGATCGCGGACGGGGAGGCCCGGCCCCAGGTGGGCATCTTCGCCGCCGACAAGACCAATGCGGACATCATCTACCAGTGCGCGAAGTACATGGTGGAGCACACCGCCCTGGGCCAGCCGGAGCACGACCCCCTGGTGTGGTGCCGGGACAGCGTGCGGGAGATCCGAAGCCGGGACGGGGGCGTGATGAAGGTCTACTCCAGCGACGCCTCCACCAAGCACGGGTTTTCGTTTTCCGCCATCATTATCGACGAGCTCCACGCCCAGCCCAACCGAAGGCTGTGGGACGTACTCACCGCCGGTTCGGACGCCGCCCGGCGGCAGCAGGCAGTGATCGTGCTGACCACGGCGGGGGACGACCCGGACCGGCGGAGCATCGGCTGGGAAATCCACGAGAAATGCCGGAGGCTGCTGGCCTGGCGGCGGGGGGAGCCGGAACGGGAGCTGGACAGCGACCTGACCGAGTGGTGCCCCATCATGTTCGGCGTCGGGATCCTCACCGGGGACGACCCGGACAGGATCGACGCGCTGGACATCTATGACGAAAAACTATGGTACGCCTGCAACCCCGGCCTGGGGCACAACCTGCGCCTGAGCGATTTCCGGCGGGAGGCCCGGGCGGCCCGGCAGAGCGAGGCGGCGGAGCGGCTGTTCCGCTGGCTGCGGCTGAACCAGTGGATCGCGGTGAAATCGGTGGGCTGGGTGCCGGTGACCATCTACGACAAGACCCAGTTTAACCGGCCGGAGTGGGCCGGGATGAACGTGCTGGCCCGAAGGCGGGCGGTGCGGGAGTATCTGAGAGGAAAGCGGTGCTTCGGCGGGCTGGACCTGTCCAAGAGCACCGATCTGACCGCCCTGGTGCTGCTCTTCCCGCCCCAGGAGGGGCTGGAGACCTGGGTGGCCCTGTTCTGGGGGTGGGTGCCCCTGGACGACCTGGAGGCCCGGGAGACCCGGGACGGGGTGCCCTACGGAGACTGGATCCGGGCGGATTTTCTCCAGGGCTGTGCGGGGGACATCATCGACTACGACGCGGTGGAGCAGACCATCTGGCAGGCGGCGGAGGAGTTCGACCTGGCCTGTCTGGGGCTGGACCCGGCCATGAGCTGGACGCTGTCCCAGCGGCTGATGCAGAGCACGGCGGAGCACGAGGCCATCCAGGTGGTGGAGATCCGCCAGAACATGACCGGTATGAGCCCGGCCACCAAACAGTTGGAGCTGCTGCTGCGCAAGGGCATGATGCTCCACGAGCACAACACAGCGGCCCGGTGGTGTTTCGGCAATGTGCGGTGCGCCACTGACGGCAATGAGAACATGAAACCCATGAAAAACCGCAGCGTAGGGCGCATCGACATTGCGGTGGCCTGGATCATCGCCATGGCGGCTGCCATGCTGTGCGACACGGAAAAACCGGATCTGGCGGCGGCGCTGGGACGGGCAGATTTTACACTGTGAGGCGGCTGGGCCGCCGGGGAGGCAACATGAAACGATTGAGAGAGGCGGCGGCGGCATACGCCACCGAATTGGCGATGGCCGCAGGTGCGGTGCTGGTATGCGTGGGCGTGGGGCTGTACTCGGCCCCGGCGGGCTTGATCGCGGCGGGGGTGTTCCTGCTGGCGGGGGCGGTGCTCAGTGCGCTGGGAGGAGGCGGTGACCAGTGAGCGTATCCAAAGGGCTGCGGGCGGTGGCCCGGTCGCCCTCCGCACAGAAGGGGCTGACAGCGGAGATGCTGGTGGAGGCCGGATACCCCGCCGCCGGGACGGAGACGGGGGAGAGCTTTGCCCGGAAACTGTCAGCAGTGGACCGGTGCATTGAGATCCTCAGCGACTCCATGGGGAAACTGCCCTGTTTCATCATGGACAGCCGGAGCCGGGAGCGGGTGGACCTGCCCATCCTCCAGCTGCTCAACGTGCGGCCCAATGAGGCCATGACCCCGTTTATCCGGAAAAAGGTGCTGGAGACCAGCCGCCTGGTCAACGGGAACGGCTATGACTGGATCGTCAGAGATCCGAAAAGCGGCCGGCCGGTGGAACTGATCCCGGTGCCGGGACAGCTGGTGGAGCCATGGCGGGACAGTTCTGGCCGGGTGTGGTACACGGTGACCCACCCCTGGACGGGGGAGCCCATGGTCCTCCCCAACGAGGATATATGCCACTACAAGACGGCGACCCGGGACGGGCTGAAGGGGGTGGGCGTCCTCCGAAGGGCCAGCGAGACCATCGCCTCGGCCCGTGCCCAGCAGCAGTATGAACTGAGCTATTACCAGAGCGGCGGGCAGCCCTCCGGCATCCTGCGGACGGAGGCCGACCTGGGCGGCAGCGTCCAGGACCCGAAAAACCCGGGGCAGATGGTGAGCCGAAAGGATCTGCTCCGCCGGGAGTGGGAACGGGTCCACGCCGGACCGCTGAATGGCCACCGGATCGCCATCATGGATTTTGGCCTGGACTATAAACCGCTGGCATCCAGCAACCAGGACGCCCAGTTCGTGGAGAGCAAGGAGGTCACGGTGCGGGACATCGCCCGGTATTTCGGGGTCCCCCTGTACAAATTGCAGGAGGGGAAACAGGCCTACGGCAGCAACGAACAGAACGCCATTGAGTATGTGGTGGGTACGCTCCATCCCAGCGTTACCCAGTACGAGGAGGAGCAGACCTGGAAGCTGCTGCTGCCCAGCCAGGTGAACGCCGGGCTGGAGATCCGCATCAACATGATGGCGGAGCTGCGGGGCGACACCGCCGCCCGGGGCCAGTGGTACCGGGACATGACCGAGGTGGGCGGGTTCTGCGTCAACGACATCATGGACCTGGAGGATATGCCCCACGTCCCAGGCGGCGACGAGCGGCGGGCCAGCCTGAACTATGTGCCCCTGCGGGACTGGGCGGAACTGAGCCGGCTGCGGGCGCAGCTGGGAGCACAGGAGGAATGAGATGGATCAGATCACGAAAGAGGCGCGGCTGATGAAGGCCGCCCCGGATGAGGGGGAGATGGCCCTCATCAACGCCCAAGCCCTGCGGGAGCTGGGGGCGGAGGAGGTGTTCACCTTCCGCCTGGCGGCGTGCAACAACCAGGTGGACCGGGATCTGGAGAAATTCAGCGACGGGGCCCTGGAGGGGCTGGCGGAGAAATTTGTGGGCCGCCCGGTGCTGATGGACCACTGCTGGTCTGCCGGGAGCCAGACCGCCCGGGTCTATGCCGCCGGCGTGGAGCCCATGCCGGAGACGGAGGGCGGGAAACAGCTGGTGCTCCGGTGCTATATGCCCCGGCTGAGGGGCAACGAGGACACCATTGCCGCCATCGAGGGCGGCCTGCTGCGGGAGTGCAGCGTGGGGGTGTCCGTCCGGCGGGCGGTATGCTCCATCTGCGGGACAGACTGGACGCAGCACTGGTGCGAGCACAACAAGGGCCAGATATACGACGAGGGGATGTGCATCATCATCCTGGATGAGGCGGTGGACGCATACGAGGTGTCCCTGCTGCCGGTTCCGGCCCAGCCGGAGGCCGGAGTGGTCAAACGGTATGGCGGGCCGGAGGGCCCGGAACGTGATCCCACGGGCGGGGCGCCCGGTCACAATATCTCCTGGCAGGACGAGGCCCTGCTGGAGCTGGAAAAAATGAGATTTTGAGGAGGACATGAGATGAGACGCAGACTGATCGAATTGAAGAGCCAGCGCACCACGCTGCTGGAGAACGCCGAGGCCCTGCTGAAGGAGGGCAAGCAGGCGGAGTACCG